TCACCACGCCGTTTTCGCGCACGACGACCGTGCCCGTGATCGGGTAGGCGCGGAGCGTCAGCGTGTCGAGGTGGTGGCCGTCGTGGAGCTCGGCGACGATCGTCTCGGCCTCGATCGCGCGGCGCAGGAACGATTTCATCCGCTGCGAGACCGAGTCGATCAGCGTCGTCAGCAGCGCATCGTTCGCGGCGTCCGTGATCCCACGGTGCGCTTTCACCTTCGCGAGCGTCGTCAGCGCCACGGGACCCCCCCGGGCCCGAGGGCCCGCTCGCTAGGCGCCGGCCTTTCCGGTGCGCGCGGCCTTCTCGGGCGCTTCGGCCGTCGCGGCCTCGAGCTTCGGCGCCTTCGCGGCGGCCTGCGCAGCGCGGAGCTCGGGCAGGTCGGCCCACTCGGCTTGATTCGCCGAGACGAGGTTCCCGGCGAGACCCGCGTGCAGGTCGACCACCTGGCCGGCCTCGAAGAGCTCCTGTGCGCCGGAGCCGCGATCCGTGTCGCCGCAGCAGCCCCGCAGGATTCGCACCCGGCGCAGCACTAGAGCACCAGGCTCTTGCTGAAGCTCGCCGCGTGCCGGATGCCAATATCGATGTCCTGGAAGCCGCGCACGACCACCCCGCCGCTGTTGCCGAGCGTGTAGGGGTCCGCGAAGAGGTCGAGGACCCCCCACATGCCGATCAGGATCTCGGCGAAGTTGCCGAAGAGCAGTGCCCCGGTAGTGCCGAGCGCCGGCATCTGCTCGGTCACGAACGACGGGAACCCGTTCATCGAGCCGTCCGGCTCCATGACGAATCCGGCCACGGTGCCCGAGGCCTTCGCGGTCGCCTTGACCACCCCGCGGACCGACGAGCGCATCATCCAGGCGAGGTTTCCGCGCAGCGCATTCGAGCTCCCGAGGTCCGACTCGTACTCGAGCGCGTTCGCCCAGGTGACGAGCCCGGCGCCGTGGGTGACGGTCGAGGTGCCGCCGACGACCAGCACGCCGGTCGGCTGGCCCGAGGCACCCGTTCCGTTCAGCGCCGCGGCGTCGATCCCGATCCCGACCACCTGGCGGATATCGTCGCGGACCAGGTCCTCGACGCCCGGCGTCGACTGCTTCAGGATCTTCCGCGTGAGCTCCTGGTAGAGGGCGAAGGTCTTGGGCGTCAGCGTGATCTTGTCCGTCGTGAGCTGGCCCTCGACCGCCGCCGCGCCCTCGGTCGCGATCCAGCCGCCGACCGCGGGCGCGTTCTGACGCCCGATGTCGAGGTTGCCGACCAGGTTCGGGAGCATCCGCGCTCCGGCGCGCACGACCATCGCCTCGTTGCGCAGTAGCTCGATGAACTCCTCGGGGACCAGGTCGGTCGCGATGAGCGACGCCGCGGTCGCGGCCGTCACGTCGCGTTTCTCGAGACGCTCGAGCTCGCGCTGGCGCTTGGTCGGCAGCAGCGCCCGGTAGGGGACGAAGCAGGACCGCCCGTCGTGCGGCTCCTGGCCGTGGACCTCGCGCAGCTGGTCTCCGATGCGCTGCTCGACCTTCGCGTCGCGCCAGTCGCCGGAGATCTGCGCCCGGAAGAGCTGGACCAGCGAGTACGGCCGGTCCTCGCGGGTGTGGACAGCCGGCGCGCGGCCGGCAGCCGGGTCGGGCTGCTCGAGCGGAGCCTCGCGGGTCGGCGCGGCGAGCTCGGCCTCGGCCGCGGCGACCCGCTCGAGGCGCGAGATCTGCGCCTTGGTCCGCGTCTCCTCGGCCTCGAGCGCCGAGAAGCGCTTCTCCTCGTCGGCGCTGATCTCGCGGTTCGCGAGCTGCGCGGCCTCGAGGATCGCCTTCAGTTCCTTCACGATTTCGGCGCGACGGGCGCGGAGCTGCTCGAGAGTCACGCGGGGCCCTCCGGCGCGGCGCTGCGGGGACGCGGCGCGCGCGCGATGCCGGCTTCGGTGGCCGGGATCTTTTCGGGTGCTGGCCCGCGCTGGGGGCCGGTCGGCTATCGCCGTTCGATCGTCTCGAGCTTCCGCTCGAGCTCGCTCCTGCGAGGCGCTGGTCGCGCTGGCGAGCGCAGCGTCTGGAGCTTCTGGAGGATCATGGCGGGGGAGGCGCCCCCCGTCAAGCCGGCCGCCGTGCGCAGCTCGCGCACCAGCGCCGAGTCGGACCCGGCGTAGGCCGGGAAGGTCACGGGCGAGACCTCGTGGAGCTCGACCTCCTCGAGCTCGCGCAGGATCTTGTCGCCGGAGAGCGTCTCCGGGGCGCGCAGCGCCCGGAACCCGAACGAGCTGCCGCGGACCTCGCCGCGGCGCAGGGGGGAAAAGACCCGGTCCTGGTTCGTCGGCGTCTGGTCCGGCCGGATCTCGTAGCCGAGGCCGTGGTCGTCCTCCCAGACCGTGAGGGTCCCGGCGCTGGTGCGCCCGAGCGGCCAGGCGGAGTCGTGCTGCCAGAGCCCGACCACGTCCGGCTTCTCGCGCAGGCTCTTCCCGAAGGCCCCCGGCCGGATCACCTCGTAGTAGTCGCCCCAGAGCTGGGTCTCCTGGTTGAAAACGGCCGCGTAGCCCCGGATTCGGGGCAGCCCGGAGGCGTCCTCCTCGATCCGGACCTCGCCCGCGAAGCCTCTCCGTTCCACGTCTAGCCCTCCCCTGCCGCGCGCCGGAGCTCCTCGGAGGCGGAGGCCACCGGGCGTTCCGACCAGGTTGCGATCACGCTCTCGAGCCGCCCGCGGAGCCCGGCCGGGCCCCCGGCGAGCGCTCCGGTCAGCGCCTGGCGCGAGGCGACCGCGTGGCGCCCGACCGCGGCCCCGATCCGGCGTGCCGTCTCGAGCTCCGGAACCTCGCCGGCGAGCGCGCGCAGCGCCGGGGCCAGGATCTTCGAGGCGAGCTCGCTCCAGGCCGCGCCCTCGGCGTAGAGCTCGCCCAGCGCCGCCTCGGTCCCGGCCGGGTCGAGCTCGCGCGCCAAGAGCTTCCGGAGCTCGCGCGTCTCGGCGCGGACCAGGCGGGAGAAGGCGTCCTCGAGGACCGGGCCCAAGAAGCGCGCTGGAAGTAGCCGCGGCGCGTCCTCAGGGGTGCTTGCGGGGAGCTCCGCACGCGCCGGCGGCGCCTTCGGAATCGCTCCGATCGGCTGGGGCTGCGGGCGGGCTCCGGGCTGGTTCGCGCCATCCTTCGCGCCGTCGACCGGCTCGGGGCCCATGAAGAGCGGCACCAGGAACTCGTCGAGACCCTCGGCCGGGTCGAGCTCCTCGAGCTCGCGCACCTCGTTCCGGTTCATCCAACCCGTGGTGACTGCGACCCGGTGCGCGTTCACGCGGGTCGCCGTGTCGCCGCGCAGGAGCCCGTCGACCTGGTGCTTGATGTAGTAGCCCGCCTCGCGTTCGGCCTCGGAGAGCAGATCCCGCTCCGCGGTCTGCTCGAGCGCCACCAGCCACGGCGTCAGGTGGAAGAGCACGAAATCGAGGCTTTGCTGCTCGATGTTCGAGAACGTCGCCTTGTCGAGGATCCCGACCAGGTGCGGCGGGATCCCGAAGATCTGCGCGATCTCCTCGCGCGAGAACTTCCGCGTCTCGAGCAGCTGCGAATCCTCGGGGCTGACCTCGAGGACCGTCAGGTCCATGCCTTCCTCGAGGATCGCCGCGCGATGCTGCCCCTCGCCGGTGTACGCCGCGCCGAAGCTCGAGCGCAGGCGCTGGTAGGCCGCGTCCTGCTCGACGGGATTCCCGCCGAGCTTCGCCGGGTGCTTCAGCACGATCGACGGCACCGCGCCGTTCGCGAAGTAGCGCGAGGCGTAGCTCTGCATCGCGAGCGCCGAGCCGAAGGTCTCGCGGGTCGCCGCGATCGGCGAGACCCCGAGCACACCATCCATCGAGAGCCCCGTCGAGTGCCAGAGCTCGGAGGCCTTGAAGCTCTGCGCGGCGGTCCCGGGCGGCTGCCAGCGGAAGACCAGATTGCGATCGCCGGCGCTGCGGTCCACGGTCACGTAATCCCAGCGCATCGGGAAGAGCCCGAGCACGCGGCCCGCAGCGGTGCGCGACGCGAAGGCCAGCGAGTTGCCGCGCAGCATCAGCTGGGCGAACCCGAACTGGCGCAGCTGGAAGGCCGTGGTGCGCGCGTTCGCGAGCGAGTGCAGCCGCCGATACAGCGGGTGCTCGGTCGCCTTCTTCCGGCTCTTGCCCTCCCGTTTGAAGACGCAGAGCGGGAGCGCCGCCACGTTCGAGGACAGGAAGTTCACGCACGAGTAGACGGTCGCGATCTGTACCGCCGATTGCTCCGAGACCGCGGGCCCGGCCTGGGTCGGGAGCCCGAGGGTGCCGAGCAGGTAGCGCCAGCCGCGCGGGGTATCGGGAAGTCCGCGGGCCTCGGGCGCGCGCGCCAGCGCGCGAGCGATCACCGGATCCCCAGGCGCCAGCCCGCCAGCGCGACGGTCGCGCTGGCCGCGATCCAGGCGCTCGGTCCGTGGACCAGGGCCAGGCGGTACACCACGCCCGAGATCCCCCCGAGAATCAGCATGTCCGAGAGCAGCTCGCGGCGCAAGCCCCAGAGCGCGCGGAGGGCTCTCACAGGACCAGGAGCCCGCGCTCGCGGTAGACCGAGC